GCAGCCTGCATAAACGCGTTCGCGTTTCCGACAGAGGCTTCGAGAACCTCGTTCTGGATAGCCGCCAGACCGTAGTTACGAATGCGCTCCAGCTGGAAGTCCTTGTAGACGCCGGGGCTCTTGTCTGCCTGCGCCGTCTGGAAGTCCGCCGAGCGGCCCTGCGGAACGCCGACCTGCAAGGGAAGCGGAAGCATCTTGCCTCCGAACGCTTCCATCTTGGGTATGGCCGCAAGCCATGGGTTGTTCCGGTAAACGAGGTTCTTAACCCTCAAGTCGGTGTAGTGAACCTTGAGTGCTGCCTCAAATGAATCGGTACGAGGTTCTTAACCCTCAAGTCGGTGTAGTGAACCTTGAGTGCTGCCTCAAATGAATCGGTATCGAGTGCGCCTGCCATTGTTTATTTCCATTCAATGAGCTTAGCGGCTTCCGCAAGGGACGCGTCTCGGTCCATAGACGGACTGAGAGTGGCGGGCCGATGCACGTTGCCGCTTGTTTGTTGGTTAGAGAGGGTGGTCGGCCCCGGAGGAGGAGTCGGAATCGAAGGTGATACGTCCTTGAACTTTCCTCTTGTCCCCTCGTTCTCAAGTGCCTTAGTTACCAGCTTCTCCAGATACGCCTCAACCTCACTAGCGGCGTCTTGTTCGCTCATTAACTGGCCGGTCTGCTGGTGGCGAGAGGTCATGACACTCCAGACCATGTCCCCCGCATCTGCGGCTCGGACGAGAGGGTGAGTCTCGCTCGCGCCAATAAACCTCTTCACGTTCTCACGCGCCTCGTTAACAGCGGCCTGCATCTTCGCTTGTTCGGCCATTTGCTTCTGTTGCTGAAGTTCGTTTCGAAGTGAAGAGAGTTCTTCCTTGAGCCCCAACACAGGGTCGGGGCCTGAGCCTTGCAAGCGCTGGGCAATCGCGTCCCGGTCCATGCCGGAACGCTCCAAGAACGACACCGGGTCAGCCTTCGCCTGGTTGGCGAGTTGCTCCGCGTGCTGAACCTTGTACTGCTGCTCTTCGAGCGCCCTCTGAGACTCTCGGTTCTTACGCTCCTGTTCGATCAGGGACCGAAGCGCGGTAGTCGCGCTGGGAGAAGAGATATAGTTATCGTCGGTAACAGGGGTGTCGCTCTTGTTGTCTTCTTCGCTCATGGTGGCCTCACATTACGATGTCGCCGTCTGTCGGCCCGACTGCGTTAGGGGGAACGCCCCCCTCTGGGCCTACCGCTGGCGGGGCTCCGGGTATCATCGCTCCCTGAGCCATCGCCCTGGATCATCTGGTGCGTAGTCACCAAGTACTGCCTGAGAAGGTCAAGCCGGTCTTCCGGCACGCCGTTCTGCTCCGCGTTTTGGAGCGCCGCTTGCACCTTCTTCATAGCAAGCTGCTGATCTTGGTAGGGCGGCGGAGGCATATACCTACCGTCGTCCAACATGAACTCGATGTTGCGATCAATGAGCATGGAAGCGGCGCGGTCGAGAGAAAGCTGGGCTTCGAGATCGGGGAAGTCCAAGAGGCGCTTGGCTTCATCGGGTCCCAGAAGATTGAGCGCGATCATCTGCTCCACGAAAGCGAGCCTGCCGGCCGGTGTTACCGGCAGGCTCGACGAGGGGTGTACTTGGAGAACGTAATCGTCGGCCTCCATATCGACTTCGCTAAAGTCGACAGCCTCGATCGTGTTCTTGTCTTTGCTCAGGACTACGCTGTACTTGTTGTCTTCCGAGTAGATGTCTCGACCCAGGTCAACAACCTGCTTGGCTGCTTCGATATACATCTGCTCGTACTGACGAGAGACGGTGGTGAACCGAAGGCTCTCGATGTCTTGGTACTCCCTCAGCGCGACCCCGGAGTCTAGGCCGGAAGGCTTTCGCCCCGTAGCCGCCATCTGGGTAATGCCTGCTAGCTCGAACGCTCTCGCGTACAGCATCTCTAGGTGGTCAAAGACCTCCCGTGGAAGCACGGGGGGAGCGGCGATCTGAGGAGGGGCTCCCGTATAGGGGATGATCGTGCCGACGTCGTTGTTGAAGAACGACTTACGCACTTTGCTATTGTTCTCTACGTAAATGCGTGGGACCGCCATCAGATGAATCGACTTGTTGATGCGGATCATCAGCCGGTTGATCTCAAGCTGGATTCCCATAATGTCTTCGGTGACGCCGCTCCCCCAGAAGCCAAGTAGGCGATCTGTCCAGCGGACGAAGACGAACGGGAAGTAACCCTTGTCCCAGGGGCCATCGTAGAGAGTAGCGTTGGTAATGACGATGGAGTGACGGCCGTCGTTGGTGTCGGGCCCACTCGGAAGGTGCCATCCCTCTACCACTTCGATCTGGTCCACGAGGCTGTCCACCCCGTAGTCCATGTCGTTGGTGGTCCGATCCGCGTTCTTGATCTGGTTCGCGTACTGCGGGTACATATCCAGCAGAACTTCGCGGTCGATAAACTTACGCTGGTAAAAGGTCCTGGGCTCCCCGTAAAAACCATCAGCCTGGTTTACGAAGACCTCGCCGGGAAAGACGCGCTCGAACGTGATCTCCTGGCCGTGCCTAAAGACCTTCATGACCCCCGTGCCTAGAACGGCAGCATCCATGAGGATCTTAGGCGCGAGCATGTTGAAACGAGCAGCATAGAAAGCGTGGCTTACGAACTTCTCCAGATTCCTCGCCCGCCGCTTCAACGACCAGTTTCCCCCATGGGTGATGAAGCGGGGACGAGGTTGCGATCTGGACAGCCGTGACACAGCCGTATCGCACACGCTCTTTACCACGTTCAGCGTGCTACGCTCCGCTGCGTAGACACGGTCATGGGTAAATGGCGTGTAACCATAGAAGTCTCGGTTGCCGTACAGCCGGATGAACCGCATGTAGTCAGCGCGGCGGGTAGAGTCCGCCGTCTCCAGATCGCGGAAAGCCACGATCAGGTCTTCATGCGGGTCTTCGTCGGCCCACCACTGTAGCGCTGTGAACTTGTCAGTCTGCATTAGCCACTACTGTAGAACATGGCGAACTCGTCATCCTCGTCCGCCTCCTTCTCAGTCACATTCATCGCGGATATCTCCACTATGATATCCCCTATACGGAACTGTGTCACACCGAGGCGCTTTAGGGCAGCCACTAATCGCACAAGTTCCTCTGAAGAAGTGACTATCCCACCGTCTCCGCGTCCCTGCTCCACCATTCTCCTCCTTCCGACGCGCCGCCTTCAGTCTCCCACCATGGACGATTGAACGCTTCTGCCATTTGTTTCTCCTGCTCTTCTTCCATCTTTTCCTCCATTTGCGCGAAGTAGGCGGGAGTGCCCTCCGTAAGGCGCGCTTCCTCTGGAGTAAAGAGGTACTGGTAGCAGTAGCGCCACGCATAGAGCATAGCGTCGCACAGGTGATCCTCGTATCGGGTGTCGTCGGGACGTAGCTTCTTCTCGTCCCACTGCAAGACGTTCATTTCTTCGATGAGCGCAGCGTTCGCAGGCTCGTTGATCTTCACCACCTCAGACACGAGGTCGCCGTTGAGAAGCTCGATATAGGCGCGCTTCTTAGACTTCTCAGCCTCCTTGATGTTGATGCCAAAGCGAGCCTTCGCTTCCTCGACGTAGCCCTTGCCGATGCCGCCCACGTCGGCAACGATGGTGTCAAACCCGTACTCGTCGTCCAGGTCCTGAATGACTTCGGCCACTTCGGACGGTATGAGGCCACTACGCTTGAACGACTCAACGACGATCAGTTTGTTTTGTCGGTCGTTGTATCCGCATACAACGAAGGCAGATGAGTGGGTGTATCCGAGGTCCACTCCAAGGACATAAGCCCAGTCATCCTCTTGCGGATCGAAGTCATCCACCGTCGAAAATCGCTTGTAGACCAGGGCATCGGTGTCCTTGATCCACTTCCCGCAGTACTCGCGCAGATATGTAGGATGGTTATCGTCCCACTTGTACTTGGCGCGGCGCTTTTGAAGCCAATCGGCCGCGTTCGGGATGAAAGGATTGTCAAGGAGAGTCCATGAATGCGTACTCCAACTGGACCCTGGAAGGGTAGAGTCATGGAAGAATCCGGTGCATGTAGCATTAGGCGTCCCCGTTAGGCAGATGGTCCCGTCATAGTCCAAGATCGCAGGCTCGATGATATCCTCAATCATCCTCGACAGATACGGGCGGAATGACTGTGCTTCATCGATGATAACTAAGGGGTACTTCGGTCCTCGGAGGCGCTCGATCTCGCTCTCGTCATTCGCTCCGCATAGAAATATCGTAGATGCGTTTGGGCATTCGACGATCAGTTCGTTCCGAAGAAACTTGAGACCCAGGTTGTGCTGCTTGTTCAGGTCCAGAAAGACTGGCCACACGATCTTCTTGGCCTGCTGCCGCGTCAGCGTGATGATCGGGATCATTACGTTGGGCATTCTTAGGGCCGTCTGTAGCGCCATCACCGTGATCGCGTACGACTTGCCCGCTCGACGGCTGCACACTGCCGCTTTCGTTTTGCTTTCGTCGTTTACGAACGCTAGCTGCTTGTCGAACAGCAGGTTCTGGAACTGCATATTCTCCCGCCGCTGCGCTCTTCTTGCGGCTTCGAGGAGGACTTCCCTTGCTTTGCGCCCGTCCATCTCCTGAGAAGACTGCCCACGAGACGTGATGGTAGGGGACAGAGAGCGTTTCTGTTTTCCACCCGACATGTACGGAGTCTCCTTCCTTGTAGATGTCCATGCCGCTTTCGGCTTTGAAACGCTTTGCAGTGACCCTGGAGCCTGACGGGTCTGGAACGTAGTGTTGGAACTCGACTTCCTTGATGATCTTCTTCGTCACTCTCTTCTCCATGACTCGTACAGGCGATATGGATTGTAGATCCACCCGCGTTTACGGGGGTTTATCTTGTCGAAGGACTCCGTATTGTGCGAGTAAAAGATCGCTTGCGGGGACTCGTGGGTGAGGATGGTATCCATAGCTTGGGTGAATAGCCCCCGCTTACGGAGCGAGTTCTTGATGTAGGCGTAGTGAAGGACGAGCCCGTCGTTGAACGTCTCCGCGTGAACCCATCCGAAGATCATGTCGCGGTCCTCCGGGCTACAGAGAACCACCGCGAGTCCTTTTGGGAGGATCACTTCCAGAATCGCGTGATGCATCTGGTAGTAGACGTCATTGGGAACTAGGCGGTTCCCAATGCCGCCAGTCCGGTAGGACTTGAGCCAGGAGTTCGTAATGAAAGGAACGTCCCCAGGCTCCGCCTTACGCATCTCCACGAGGTCGCTCATGGCGACTTGGGCGGGTTGCGATCGTAGAACTCGCGCGTGAGTTCGCGTATGCGAGACTGGTAACCCTTTAGCTCTCGCTGGCAGCGATCGACCTGAGCCCTTAGCTGAGTCACCTGAAAGATAAGGCGCTCAACCTCGTGGCGAGCGGTGCTGCTAGGCGGAGGCTTAGGCGCGTCTCTCAAGGCAGTGTTCTCCTCTTCCAGGTCACGAAGTTCTTTCTGTAGAACCTTGATCGTCTCCTCGTCAGTCATCGTCCCCTCAAAGTAGCGTCTTAGCTTTTGCTACCGCTTCGAGCAGCTGAACGTCGTCCATCTCTGCCGGGTCATTGAGGAGGGCCTGCTCTCGCTCCTCCCTCATGAGGCGGACGGCGGTGTCACCGAGGAGGCTGAACTTCTTTGCCTGCTCCCGGTCAAGCTCACCGCCCTCCGCCGTATGGTCGCGCATGGCGCGCATCTCAGCGGCGACGACAGCGTAGGCGTCCGAGAGCATAGCCCCCAGATTCGGCCGGGTGGTGACCCGCAGGTTGCGGGAGCCGACGATGCGGCGCTTCGCTTGGATCCACTCGACAGGCTTGAGGCTGTCGTCGATCGCGACGTCAGGATCCATCTCGGGATTCCGTATCGCGTCCTGCCGTCTAGCGTTCTCGATCCCGTGATCGGCGCTTTCCTTGAGATCTGTCGGCGGCTTCTTGTCCGTTCTCTCAGTGAGAGGAACGTGCTCGCTAACGTCTATGGTGACCTTTCGTTTCATAGCTTCTTTATCACCTCCATCGCTGCCTACACCTTAGCACTTCCGGCCCAATAGCGGCCAATAAACGAAGTGTTACCAACGAGGAGTAGTGTAGGGAACGCAAAGGCTCCGAAAAGTGGGGCGATAGATGAGCGATACCATGGGCTTACAGAAACTTACATTAGCTATTGACAACGTGGTGGCGCGGTCACTACTATATCTTCTGTTAGCTCTCGTCCTTGCGATCAGGTCAGTGGAGCCCAGGGGCCAAATGCCCCCTGGAGCGCAACGCGCTACCTTAGGGCGAGACCGATCGTACAGGCAACGAGCGAGAGCCGCTGCTGTACGGTACGCTTTCATAACGTGAGAGGCGGGGGTCCCCTTCGCTTCGCTCTTCCCCCGCTCGATACGATGAAGCAGGCGCTAGCTGACTAGACTCGGACGGGGCTTAGTTGCCCGTCCGGTCTAAGCTGCCTGGGATCGCGCCTACGTGATGGGGGAAGCTGGGGGTGAGTATTAGATCAGTATCAAAGATACTGCATCCCAAGCCCCGTAAGAGGTCCAGCCCCGCTGCAAGCCGACGTCTGCCCAGATTGGACGTAGCCAGCCTGCCTCGTCGCGTAGCTATTCTCATGACAGTGCATGAGATAGAGGGGGAGAGGGAGGATGAGAGCGGGCAAGGGGGGGGAGGGGGGTACTAAAATCTCTGAAAATCTCTCAGAATCTCCCGGAATCACACATCTCTCTAACTCCTTGATATCATTACGTAAACAGCTATGCACCTGTAAGTGTGCGTAATGGTTGCTGTAATCGAGTTAGGTAGACGGGTAAGCCAGGGAAGCGGGGTTCGACGGAACCTGTGAACAGAATGCGTCACATTGTGCGGACAAAAGAAAGCCCCGTATCCTTGCGGATACAGGGCTAGTAGCCTTGCGTATATATGTTACGCAATTTCAGTACAGGTAGCGTCCAATCACTAACGATACCCTGAAGCCGTCAACCATTCCTGTCAAGCCGGTCAAGCTCTCGATTGGTCCAGCTATCAGGGCAAGCAACGTAGCTTGCGTTGACG